CCCGCACCAAAAGAAGGGGGATAAGGGGCCCGACAAAGGGCGTTATCAAAAGTAGTGTGAACTGAGCCAGCTCACGTCTCAGATGGTGTGAAACACACCGATCCATAGGAGACGGCCGTTGCTCTCTGACACGCGTCCCCCCGCACCAAAAGAATGGCTGCGGATCTAAATAGATTTGCGTGTCAGGGAAAGATAGGGATGTTTGTGAAGTTTTCTGCAAGTGTGAGTGATGAGTGAGTTTAGCGTGAAAAGACTTTCCAGCCGGGAGCGTTGGCGGCAGCAGCCGGGCTCGCGATGACTTCATAGTCTCGAGGACACTGAGAGCGCATGAATGCGGCAATCTCGGTCAACTCAGAAACAGTGAAGCGGGGCGGCGGGGGCAGGGCCTCGAGGGTGGCAACTGCGGACGCATGGGTGTCGCAGTCGACGATGAGCTTGCGCAAATCGCCGTAAGCCTCCTCGGGGCACAACATCAGAAGGCGCTTGATGCCCTTGGCTCGATGCTTCGAGTCAAAGATGCTTGCAAACGCAGATCCGATGGCGCTGGCAGCTGAGCCAATAAGGCCCATGCCAATGTCTTTGATGATCGCTTTGGCGCCGGTCCACAAAGTGTCCCAGCCGTCGTCCTTCACAAAATTGCGAGGGATGGACAGCATTGGGGTCTTCGCGTAGGCGACATCGAGCATTCGATTGACCACAGACGGCGAAACGTCGTAACGCACCGGCGCAAAGATTTGCGAGCTGGCGGAAAACGGAACGCCGAGATAGTAGGTAACGATCTCGATCTCATACACTTGGGGAGCAGCGAAAATGCCCAAGGTGCGAAAGGTGATGCACCGAGCTTGCGGGTCGATCGCCGTGATCGCGGCATCGCAAAAGCGATAATCCGATACGACGGTCGCGCTTACAGCGTTGTCAGAAGGATTTCCGGTGTACGACATTTGACAAATCACACCAGGATCGCCGTTGGCGTGGGTGATGGTAGTCGAACTCGAACGAATGGTGTCGAAAGCCAAGGTGGTGGCGTCGGTATACGACGCAGAGCCAATGACGGATTCGCCACCCTGGTTGAGAACCGGGGTGAGGTTGCGAACACGAATGCCTTGGTAACCGACAGCAAGGTCCTGGAAATTGCCAATGATGAACGGATGTTGCAAATCGGTGCCGTTGACCGTAGCCGTAGCAACGCCCACGGAATCCATGGACGCGGCGACGGTGTACAGCGGACGGCCCCACGGGATGAACGTAAAGTTGACGCCGGCCTGAGCAGTGGCACCCCACTGAATCTCAATATTGCGTACAACGTTGCGCGTCCAAAAGCCGTAGGAGGGCAGAGTCGAGGGTGCAAACGGTAGGCCCGTTTTGTATTGACGCTGAAAAGCGGCAAACGGGTCAAGGATGCAAACTGCAGCCATCTCAGAGTCTTTGACTTGGCCTTTGTCCGGGGATTTCAACGCGCGCAAGTTAGAAACGTGCGTGGTGGTGACCTTGGACGCAGCCGCGGACTCATGAGGTTGGCGGTGGTTGGTAGCAGCGTGCTTCTTCCCAGCACGCGCCTCGTTCTTGCCATGATTCGCGTGCGGCATGGCAGCCGCGTGGTTCTTCTTTTTCTGATGGCGGGGCATACTTGCCCAAGTGAAGTGAATAGCAGTCGAACTTCATGACGACGAGCAGTGCTCGTATACTCGTCGTCGGACGTCGCGACTAGGTTTCCAACCCTCGTCGCGACGACAGCTCTCCAAGGACCGACGCTACTCGGTCAACCTTAACAGGTCGGATACAGGAAGGCCCGATGACTAGAAGTCTCGAAGCATCAGAGCATCCGAAACCGGGTGCTGCAAATGCCAGGACGTGTCATCGGGCTGTCTGAGGACGTCGGCAAAACGCGTCAAAAAGTCGCGTATGTCGGCCTCCCCAAGTCCGTAGCGCTGGTAAAACCAAGCCATGGCCTCTTCTTTCGCTTGAGGATTCTGAGACACGATACCGTCATTTCGGTCGGCGGATCGTCTGCAGGAATACTTAAGGTAATTGGGGTCCAATTTCGGTCGGTCGGGCTGATAAAATCTGGCCACGACCATCTCGAGGTACTCGGTCAACAGCGGGACGTAGCAGGCAAGCGACGAAAGTTGGCCATAAGCCTTCTCGCCGTAATACCGACTAGTCTCAGTGTCAGGAATGTCTTCGGGGCTCGCAGTCGTCCATCCAAGCTTTGCGATACATCGTCCGGGTTTGCCAACGCAATCGTACGATGTAGCAGCGCATTGTTGAGAAGTCAAGATCACCTTACCGGTGTGAGTGATCACGTCGTCAAACAAAGTGACGGGCATGAAAATCGAACTCACGAACTCGGCCTCATAAAGAGAACGGCGATCAATGAAATTGTAGGTCAATCCAAGACCGCTCGTCACCAAAGACAAACGTTCTGAATTGACGTAGGGACGATATTTCTCATGTACACAAATGAGATTGTCGTCGCCGGCTACGATGATGGCGAAAGGAATATCTCCGCAGTCGTCCCAATGCGTGCCAATGCAAGCGATATAATCGCTCTCTGCTTTGGCGCGCATTTCCTCGGGCAAACACTCGATAATAGCCAAAGCGACTGAATTGCCGTTGAGGATATTGTTTCGAAGTGTGGTGTCCGGAAAACCAGACGGGTTGACGCCGCTGCATTGCACGCGTGTACCCGAAGGGTTGGGAAAACGGAAGACTTTCTTGGCGTTGATAGCGTGCAAAATGTCTAAGAATGCATGCTTCTCGCCAGGAGCTCCCAGTCCCTTGTAGAAATCGGCGATGATGGCGCCCAATTCGAAGCTCTGTGAGCCATCAAAATTGGAGGCGTCTCCCTCAATAAAGTGGGAGGACAAGTGTAGTTCGCAGCGTCGTGCCCAGGCACCAACCTCAAGACTGCCCATGTTGAGAAACATGGGAAACGGGGTGGCGGCGGTCATGACGCGAGAACAAGCTTCTTGCATCGACGAAATGAACGGCCCGCAGGCAACGTTCACAATAGGGTCTGGAGAACTGACAATACGGGGCTTGAACAGGAACGAGCTGATCTCGAAGGTCCCTGTCAAGCACTTGAAAGCCACTTCTTTCTTAAGAAATGACTCGAACTGCAGCCGCTCGAGCACGCGTTTCGGGTCCAGCAAAAGGTCTTCGTGCGCCTGTCTCAACTTCCGGCGTTTCTCTTCGTTGTAGGCGGGATTTTGAATCCACTCGCCGACAGTCTTTACGACAAACTCGAGATAACCGGGGTCGCTGGGCACCGCCTTCGGGAACTTCGACGCAACCTTAGCGCACAGAATGGCCAACTTTGACACGACCAAAGGGTCGCGCGGACGAATAGAAGCTTCAAGGCGTGCCGAAATGGCGGCCATGACGTTCTGATCGGAATTGTTGACGCAATAAGCCCATGCGTGGGTAACGGCCACTGTTCTCATCGATCCTGCCTCGGAGCCAACTTCGGCGAGCTGGCGGCGGGAAGAACCGGTATGTGTCACGGAATTGCCTGACCGACACAGTTTGTCGAGTTCGACGAACCGGTCAGCAATGGGCAATCTGGTCTGCGAAGGAGCAACGTGCGTAACACGATGCTTCAACTCCAAAGCGCCATCGTTAAAATCCCGCAGAACTGCTTTGCCTCGAGCCAAGTCAAGCGCTGGTTTGAAAGCGCGTTTGACAACATAAGCTGTGAGCGAGGTAAACGGAAAGGAGATGATAGAGGTGCCGACCAGGTGGTTCCATAGAGTCTTCTCGTGCTTGGGCACCGGAGGATTCATGGAAGACCACGTCGTGACTGCAGATTGATACGTTGCGGAGGCGACGTGCGAGACTGCCGCAGCGACATTGCCTAACGCTCCGAATACGATTGCACGAAGACTAGCACGCGGAGCGTGCGTAATCTCCTCGCCGCTAACATACGCAGCGGCCACGGGATCATACTTGATCTCGGACTTGGCAGGCCCAATAGCGCGAATGGCGCGTGAGTAAGCCAAGATAGTGGCGCGTTGAAGGACAAGAGCTGGGTCAGCAACGCCGGCGGCAGCGATCTTGTCTTGCATGTTGGCGCGGCAACGATGGGAAAATGACTCGAAACTCGACGTAGCGTTCGTCGAAACGTTGAGCATGGAGCATACGTCCACCAATGCCATGGGCAATTGTATGACGCGAGTGGTCACGGAACCTTGACGAGATACGACGAAAGACCAAAACCAGCCTGCCTGGCTGACCATGTCTTCAACGTGTTCGTACTCGTGGTCCTCCCAACGCAAGTCTTCGGATACCTTAACCTGCTTAGGTTTGGCCGCAGCTTCTACGATCTGAATCGGAGCGCTGACCAACACTGCAGGAGGAATCACGACGGCGGGCGCGACCATCTTCGCCTTCACGCGGTAGCGGAACAAACAATGAGTACCGACTTGGAGCAGTAAATCACGCTCAAACATGTCAGGACACGTGTCCCACAAAGCCGTGTGGCGATACCGAAATGGTGTTGTTTTGTCTGGAGCACTTCCGGACACTGAACCGTCGTTTTCATGGTGGTAATCCAATTCAGTATATGTCGGACCAGTAAAGACATGGTGGACAATATACCCGACGCGAGAACACGTTCTCTCGATCATTTCGGCCATTTTCTCTGGAGTGTGATAATACACACTGTCAACGCTGTACAGAGAATAAAATTCGGCGCATAAGCACACCGGATGGCAATCGCACGACGTCATCTGCATAGTCATGCGTCTGCCCACCTTCTTGCCTTGGTCACGATCGCTCAACACCGGAATCTGGTGGTGAAGCAAAGGCGCCACGACACGCCCAGAGCAATTGACGTCGAGAACTCGCGCTCCGGGCATAGCTCCGGAATAAGCGCAAGCGCAAGCCATGAGCTCAAGCAAATTGCGTACAATGCGAGCTCTTGGGTGCTTCGACGATGCCTTGGGGCAAACACGCACAGCGAAATTGAACTTCAGCTGACGAGATAACTCGGCGCAAAACCAAGATTTAAACTCATCGTCTAACGTGAAGTTGACGGTGTACGTGAGGCGAGATTCCGCGGACCGCCATTTAAGGTCCATAAGCCAGACGGTAGGATTCAGTCTGAAAGACACAGGTCCCAAAACCAAGGTGTCGATCGAAGAAAACCGATCTGGCGGCGGGCGTCCATTGTCAGAGGACGCAGAACTTTTGGCATCGTCATCAGACGACGCCAGGGAGCGTGAGCTAGCTCCAGAGACGAGAAGACTCGAATTCGGTCCGCGAGCGCGACGAGGCGCTCCGGAACCCGATGGCTCAACCGCTGAATGCGGGGGCCCACCCTGACTGGAGTGGGCTGGGAGGGCCGACAGAGAAAAATCCTCTGCGGCCCGCTCGGGCCGGCATAAAGCCGGCCCCTTGTCGTTGGCATTGAGCTCCAGGCCTCCACGAACGGGAGAGGCGGGAGGCGCACTTACAAGTACGGGAGAATCGGTGGGCCGCGAAACTCCTAACGCGCGATTTACCGTCGCGTGATCGGGGACTGCTATCGTAGAATACATCTG